CAAGAGCTCAATGAAATGTTTGACATGCCAGAGCGTGGCGAGTTTGAGGAAGATGAATATGGTGCAGGTAACGATCTAATAGGTGGAACAGATCCTGGTGATGCCAGTGTAGCAGGTTTTGATGCAGCTGAACCTTTGGCCATGAGCAACAATTTTGTAGATTTTGGTGAATCTAATCCCAAGGCAGCAGAACAGGAGGGACAAGCAGATGTAGCACCATTAAGTATGGGCGACTTTACTATGGGTCCTGATGGACTACCTATACCCAAGCCAAGAAGTCAAGCTAAAACTATAGAAAATCAAAGCGATGCTGAAACAAGAAGATTACAAAGACAAAATGACGCCAAGAAAGAGGATAAGGACAAAGAAGATTCTAAAAAGAATGATGATAAGAAAACTAGTACAACTGGTACAGAAAAGCAAGCAACTAAAACTCTTGATGATGTAGTTAAAACTTTAGAATCATTAAATAGTAGCATGAATAAACTAATCAATAAGGTTGAAGAGACTGGTAGAGCACAGGTAAGTGCAGTAAAAGCCAATAACGGCAATCTTTATAATAGGGCATAACATATGAGTTGGCGTAGATACTTTACACCTGTTGATACCAGTAATCAATCAGGCCTTAGCGTGATTAATGGTATGAATTCAGGTAATAAGCCAGGACCTGCTCGTAGTAATTATAGCAGTTATCTACCTGATATCTACACCGGTAGTCCAAATCGTATTGAAAGATATATGCAATATGAGACCATGGACATGGATCCAGAAGTTAATGCAGCATTGGATATACTTGCAGAATTTTGTACACAAAAAAATAAAGAAAATAATACAACTTTTAGTCTAAGTTTTAAGGATCGTGCCACAAATACAGAAATTCGTGTGCTCAGAGAATACTTACAGCAATGGTTCAAACTACAACAATTTGATGTAAGATTTTTTCGTATGGTACGAAATACTTTTAAATTTGGTGATAGTTTTTTTATTCGTGATCCAGAAACACAGAAATGGTTTTACATAGACCCCAGTAAATTAGTCAAGGTAATTGTTAATGAAAGTGAAGGTAAAAAGCCTGAACAATATGTAATTAGAGATTTAAATCCTAATTTTACACATTTAGTAGCTACTCAAATTCAATTAAGTCCATATCAAACTAACAATAGAGGTAGTAATTATGTAGCAGGTGGAGGTATGGCTCGTGGTGCTACAGGTGCATATCCTAGTCAGTACGGAGATCGCTTTAGTATCAACGAAAATGAGATGGCCATTGATGCTGCTCACGTTATACATTTGAGTTTAAGTGAAGGTCTTGACAACAATTATCCATTTGGTACTAGTCTACTTGAACAAGTTTTTAAAGTTTATAAACAAAAAGAATTATTAGAAGATGCTATTTTAATCTATCGTATACAACGTGCTCCAGAGCGTAGAATTTTCTATATTGATGTGGGAAATATGCCCAGTCATATGGCTATGAGCTTTGTAGAGCGTGTTAAAAATGAAATACATCAACGTCGTATTCCTAGTCAAAATGGCGGTGGTATGAACATTATTGATAGTGCTTACAACCCATTGAGTATTGGTGAAGACTATTTCTTCCCGCAGACTGAAGGCGGTAGAGGCAGTAAGGTAGAAACACTAGCAGGCGGTCAAAATCTTGGTGAAATTGACGATTTAAGATATTTTACAAACAAATTATTTAGAGCTTTGCGTATACCGAGTAGCTATCTTCCCAGCGGTCCAGATGATGGACAACAGCAATATAACGATGGTCGTGTAGGTACAGCCTATATACAAGAACTACGTTTTAATAATTATTGTATGAGACTACAAACATTGTTAACCAGTGTTTTTGATGAGGAATTTAAGAGGTTCCTCTATAGTAAAGGTGTAAACATTGACACAAGTTTGTTTGAGTTAAAATTTCAAGCACCATTAAACTTTGCTGCTTATCGTCAAAGTGAGATGGATGGACAGAGGATCAATACATTTAATACCATACAACAAGTTCCTTATATCAGTAAGCGTTTTGCCCTAAAGAGATTCCTAGGTTTAAGTGAAGAAGAGATGGCAGAAAACGAAAATCTATGGCGTCAAGAGAAGGGCATGGCACCTATCACAGGTACTGATTCCAGCGGAGAATTACGCGGTGCAGGCATTAGTGCAGCAGGAATTGACAGCGATTTAGAGATGAGCAGCGATACTACTGCACCAGAAGATATGACACAGCAAGGAGCTATGCCACCGGGTATGGATACAGGTATGGGAGCAACACCTCCAGTACAGGCTCCAATGTAAATAAATACACTATGATACTTCGAGAACTATTTTACCTTAATACAGAAACAAATAAGATTGTGAATGATTTCAGATTTGATTCTGCACGGGATCTTGATGAACTAATGCGTACAGACCAAAGAAAAACTAGGTTAACCCTGAAACAGATAAATGATTTACGTAAGGCTTCGGAAGCACACATTTTAGAAACAGAAGAAGAAATGGAGTTTGTTCAAAAAATGTACGGCACTGAACCTGCACAGCCTGCTGCCTAATCATTTATAAAGGAATAATATGGAACATCCACCAATTGATGGCCTAGTGTGCCAGCAACATTATAGATTTCAGGAAGTTTTTAGGGATTTTTTTCATAAAATAAAGCCCACAACAGTTATAGAAATTGGTATAGCTCAAGGTGCTACTAGCTTGGCACTAAACAGACTTTTAAAAGAAGTTGGTCATGAATATGAAATGATCAGTTATGAACTATATCCACAAGGTTGGTATGTAATGTTAAGTAATGAAGGTATTAATGTTAGAATATGTAATCTTTTTACTGATGATTACATGAATCTAAGACCAGATAATAAAGAAGAAATTATAGCTAATCTACAGCGTAGTGGCACCACTGTTTTACTCTGCGACGGTGGATTAAAGCAAATGGAAGTAAATTTACTTACAGATTATTTAAAGCCCGGTGATTTCATCATGGCCCATGATTATTGTAAAGATAGAGATATTTTTGAACAAAATATTAATCGTCGTATCTGGAATTGGTGTGAGATAGTAGATGCTGACATACAAGAAACAATTGATAGAAATAAACTAGAAGATTATATGTATGATGAGTTTCAAAACGTAGCATGGATGTGTCGAAGAAAGCCAATGTAATACGACATTTTATATTTGGCAACGGAAAAACACGCCTAAATATAGATTTTGATGAAGTTAAGCCCTATGGAACAATATATGCATGTAATGCTGTTTATAGGGTTTATAAGCCTGATTACCTCATAGCCGTTGATAAAAAAATGTTAGAAGAATTGCATAACACTGGCTATATGCAGGATCATAATGTCTATACATATATAACTCAAAAAACCTTAAAATATCAAAATTTAAACTATATAGATCCAGCTTTAGGCTATAGTAGTGGTCCCACTGCCTTGTATCTAAGTAAGACTCATTGTCCTGATGAAGTCTATATATTTGGGTTTGATTTTGAAGGCATTGATGGTAAAATTAATAACGTATTTGCAGGCACAATTAACTATAGACCTGCTGATCATGCCGCTACATTCTATGGCAATTGGCTCAAACAAACAGAAAATATTATTAAAGAAAATACGCATATCAAATATTTTAGAGTGACTATTCCAAATTTCTTTGAGACCAAATGGACATATGATAACTATTACCAAATACTATACGAAGATTTTAGAAAAATGATATCAACATGGGATAAAATACGTTAAATTTTAGCCATTAGACACCCTTTTTTACAGTTATATGTAAATAATACTTGACAGCTCATAACCTATAGGAGACCAAAATGGGAGATCGTTCAAAGTTCGAACAGATGCTTGAGTACCTTATTAACGATGAGGAAGCACGAGCACGAGAGTTATTTCATGATATAGTCGTGGCTAAAAGCCGCGAGATTTACGAGAATTTATTAGCCGATGATTTCGAAGAAGAGGAAACCGAAGAGTCACGTGATGACGATGAGGACGATGTCGAAGAAAACATGGGTATGTTACCTGAGCCAACAGAGCCAGGTATGGAAGCCTTCGGTGGTGATTCATCCGACGACATGCTAGGTGACGTTGGTGATGAAGGTGGTGATGAGTTGGACATGGGCGGCGACGATGAAATGGGCGGCGACATGGAC